AAGATCGCCCAAAAGTGCAAACCATACATTGAATGCATCCGCATCCGGAAGAAATGTTGCTTGTGTATATACGGCCTTCATTCCTTTACATAGAATTTTAAATTGTTCTCTTTCCAACCTTCGCCCCTCCTTTACCAATTATCAATATCGCTTACGCGGTTTTGAATGCCTGCATTTGTTGTTCGCTGCTTTGGATTGATTCTTGCGTTTAAATATCCTTCAAACTTTGTTCCAAAAAGCGTTTCCGGCCTTAAATACTTTTCGTATTCTGTTCCTATCCATTCCGCACATTTTTTATCAATAACGATTTTGAAATCGTCAATTGTAAATCCATCTGCAATCCTTGCATGAATACATGTTTGCGTTTTCTTGGATGATGCTTTGTAATTAGTGCCGGCGCGTTCATTTAAGTATGAAATGATTTCGTTGAACGTATCGTTATACGTTACGTTGGGCGTAACGTGGTACGTTACTTCATTATCATTCTCATTCTCATTTTCTTTTTCATTCTCTTTTTCATTTACTTTTTCATTTGAATAATAAAGAACGCCGTTTTTTTCTTCGTATTCATCAATAATGCTTTTAACTGTTGGATTTAGATTTTCATCGCCTTTTATATGTGCAAATACGCTTGCAATCAAATCTTTGTTTTTAACCTTGTTTAACTCTTTTATTAAACAATCCCTAACCGGCGCGCCGCCTTTAATTATGGAATGCCGCAAAAAATTCTTGATTGCAATTTCTTTCGTTTTCTTCGAATATATGATAATGCCGTATTTGTTTTCGAATCTGTCTATTAAATTTTGCACCGATTCGATAGAATAACCCAATTGAAAAGCGGCATTTTTAACGCTTATTTCATATATTCCAAGCTGCGTTGTGAATGGATTTGTCAAAATATACATCATGAAATATTTATCTTCCGGCGTGAAATCTTCCGTTCCGGTATCTGTCCAAAATGAAGTATCAACGATTCGTTTAATTCCCATTTGCTGCGCCGCCTTTCATCATTTGTCGCGCCGGCCGCAATGCGTAAAAAATACTTTTTGCCCGGCTTTCTTGCTGCTTCACAAATTTTCGAAGCATTTCTTTTTCCTGCTCTGTTGGATCATCCGGGAAAAGCCAATATCCGGATCCGTCATTGTTTGAAATGATAATTGTTTCCCGGCGTGCTTCCTCAATCAAGCCGCGAACAACGCGATCATTTAACCCGGTTAATGTGCAAAGGCTTCTTCGTGATATTGCGTTTTTATAGCCCTGCGGAATATAATCGATTATGTTCATTTTCTGTTTCCTCTCTTTCCGGTAGATTTATATATTGCCCGGTTTCCCATTTGTACCGGTCGATTTCTTTCAAACATTCTTCAAAATTCATTTGATTTTCGCATTCATAATTTGATAAATCTTTCATTGAAACTTTATCCTTTCCAATTTACGGCGTTTTTCTTCATCCGTTGTCTTTGCATATATGCGCGTTGTTTCTAGTGAATTATGCCCCAAAATATCGGCCAATTCGGCAATGCTGCCGTTGTATTCTTCCAAAAACATTTTCGCGAACAAATGCCGGAAGGAATGCGCATGAACTTTGTTTTTGCTTACCCTTGCAACGCCTGCGATCCTTTGCATACGCCGCCATATTGTCGATTTTGCCATCATTTTACCTTTGGTAGAACAATAGAAGATAACGCCGGATTTGATGCCCTTATCGCGGCAATACGCGCGTAATTCGCGCGCCAAGTCCTGCCGGATGATGATTGAACGTTCTTTTCCTTTGTTTCGCACATGAATATAATTCGATTTCACGTTTTCAACTGTAAAAAATGATAATTCTTCAATCCGGATCCCGGTCATGGCAAGTATTTTCATAATCAAATATGTATCTTCTTGCCCCATACGGCGCGCAAATCGCAATAAACGCTTATAATCGGCCAATGATAGAATTTCGCTATTGGATGCCGCATGTTGTTTCTTTAGCTGCTTAACCTTGCAATTTTCCGCGCCACACCAATATAAAAATTTATTGATCGAAATAATATAATTGTTGATTGTATTCGTGCGGAAGTGCTTTTCGTTTAGCAAATATGATTTGTAATCAATCACGATTGTTTTTTCTACTTCCGCGCCATCCGGCAACCATTCAAGAAATGATTCGATATTCCGGGAATACTTCTTCAATGTGTTTTGCGCTTTTTCATCCTCCGATTGTTCCAAAAGGAAAAGCGGCAATTTTTCTTTTAATTCTTCTTTTTTCATTCGCTTTTCCTCAAATAACACCACGATTGCGGCGGCCGTTTAAAACCGGTGGCCATTTCAAGCGGAATCGGCATTTCATATTCGCAAACGCTGCCTTCCTGCACATGCCAAAAACAAAGGCCGCGGCCGCGTGAATAACGAATCAATTCGGCTTCCGTCAAACAACTACCATTTATAAGGATTTCCGGCATGTTTTCTTTACTGTGAATGATTTGATCGCAATCAAACTTCCCAACAACGCCAACATTGCCGGTAACATATACAATCACCCGGAAGGGGAAAGAAATGTTTTGCGGTTTTTTCGTTCTAACTTCAAATGTTTTCTTTCCGCTTTTTATCAAATCCCAATATTCAGAATGTAAAGACAATAAAACTTCTTGCATTTTCAAACCTCCTTTATGCTTCTTTTGGTTTCCGGCCGCGCCGCCTTCTTTTGCCTGCTTCATAGCAAATACAACTATCCGTTTTATATCCGCCGTTTTCGCGTTCAATTACAAGCCTGCTTTGGCCGGTATGCTCTAAATAATTGCAATAATTCTTCAAATCTGTTGTCCATTGGCGCGAAACATAATGTTTGCAACCTTTACATACGCCCGGATTTTTCATCGTTTTTCCTCCTTCAACGCCTGCCGCGCTTCATTCTTGTTCAAAAATACACTTCTGCCAAATTCGCGACTAAAAACAAAACCGGCCGTTTCAAATTCAATTTGTATCGAATAATGGTTTTGCGATATGTAGCAATTTACACTTCTAACCTTTTTTGTGATGATCTTTTTATTGATCCGATCCAATTGATAAACATAATCGCCCGGCTTGCATGGAATGCGAACATTGCCGTTTTCATCATAAATGCTTTCGTTCATTGCTTGTCCTCCTGCATCGCCTGCAATGCGGCGGCCGCTTCTGCTTCTGTCAAAAAAACTGTTTCTCCAAAATTTTCGATTTTTGTTGCCTTAAATCTTCGCATCATATAGAAATTTTCACATCCATTTAAAACCGCATAACATCCGGATTCCTCAATCAAAAATTCATCAACTTCGCATTTGAATGGTTTTTCTTTTCTCCTGCAAAAAGAATGATCTATGATGTAAACAATTTGTTTTGGTTTGCAAGGCAAGCGAAAAAGCAATCCTTGTTCTTCTGCATCCTCATAATCTGCCAATTTTTCAATTGCTTCATTGATTGGGCATTCTTCGCATTTTTCAACACGTTCGCATGTTTCGGAACATAATTCGTTTTCACATTTTATTATTTGAATATCTTCTTCCGGTGCATTCTCAATTCCCATTGCCGCCAAAATCTTACTTCCAATTGCGCAACTATAATGTTTTGTCAATCTTCCCATTCTTCGCCCTCCTGCAATTCCTGCTTTGCTTCATCATGCGCCGGTAATCTTTTAAAAGGATTGCCGCGGTGGTATGCTTGCAAATCCAACTCCGTACCATCTATATTTCCGTTCAATTTGTTTTGGCAATGGCATAATAAAGTTTCAAGATTACAAATGCGCCCGGCGCGATATTCACTTCGAATAAAATCAAGAACGCGATTTACACTTTCGATTCTATATGCTTGTATATCCTCAAGCATGGATTCTTCTTTATAACGAATTTCTTCGCGAAGTCCGTTGATTGTTTTGCGTGCTGTTTCTATTTTTGTCAATAAATAATCAATTCTGCTTTGTGTATGATTCATATTTCCTCCTATTCCGCGTGCAACGAATGCATAATATTATATTGCATCCTTCAAAATGCCTTCCGTTGCCTTTATTCACTACATTTCCGGGCGTTTTTTACGCCCAAATACTTTTTGCAAAAATCAAGCCGTTTTTTCTATGTTTCAACGCGCTTATATTTGATTTCTTCCAATACTATTTTTGAAACTTCCGGCAATCTTAAACTTTCCATGCAATCGTTATGCAATCCGCTTTCGTCATTCCATTTTTTAACCGGGCATTTATTGCAAAGTGTGTTTGTGCAAAATTCCCCAATCTGCCGAATTGTGATTTCTTTACTTGTCATTGCCTGCCATCCTATAAATCCAAATGCCATTTTTCATTTCTTACTTGAAAAGCATCGCCCATTTGTATAATGTCCGGGAAGTTATCAAGCGCAATTTTCATTGCATTTTTATCAATTTCGTATGCGAAATATTTGATATTTTTAAAGCCTAACTGTTCCAAACAATAACGGCCGGTTGCGATTCCGTCATACATCGAAAGAACAACGATTTCTTCATCGCGTGATACATTTTTCAAGCCTTCGCGCAATAAGTGAATAATAACTTCCGCTGTCCATCCGTTGCCAAGTGCTTTCCTGGCCTGTCCTGCGGAAGCTGCCTTTGTGTAATGATCCGGCATTGTCTGCAATCTTTCCGCTTCAATGATGCTTGGTTCTCTGATTACATAAAAACCATCATTCAATTTGATTTTGTATTTTTTGCCCTTCAATTCATATTCGCCGTTTACAACTTCGAAAATCTGCCCCGGTTTCGCCCTTTCGTGATCCTTAGCAAATTCCAACGGCAACGCGAACATTCTATCCGTTTGAACTGTTGTCAATGCGTTGGCTTTTTCGATTCCGCTTGTTTCAAATCTGCGGTATAGCTTTCCATCTTCTTCGCGTCTGTTTCGATAACCTACGCCAACCGGAACGGCATACAATCCGCCCTTTGCGCCCCATCCGCCGCCGTTTGCTTTCAAAGTAACGCTTTTGCCATCAATCGAGTAAACGCGATCGCCTTGGCTTCCTTTGTCTAGCTGTCCAACGCGCAACGAATTATCGCTTGTTTCGGTTGTTTGCCACAATGGCGCGGTTTCAAGAATATCTTTCAAATAAATCTTTCTATCTTCCGGCAATTCACAATCCCAATTTACCGCATAGATTCGTTTTCGTACTTGCGCCGATACTAAAGCGGAATTTATATGTAGTAATTCAACGCCTAATTCATTCGAAATCGCATTTTGTATTGCTTTTGATGCGCTTTCGTTGTTTTCATATAAGAAAAAATCCGGCTTGAATTTTTCTTTTGCTATTAAGTAATTTTTGAACAATTCCCAACCTTCACCGGATGCCGATGTTTCCCGGTTGTTGTGTTGTGCAATACTCCAAAATGTGCAAGGGCTACCACCAATCAATATTTTTTTCATTTCTTGCCCTCCTGCTTACTTACCCGGGAACATGTCCGCGTTTAATTCGCGAAATTCCTTCATTTTCTGTTCCTTCTTTGCTGCATATTCCTGCTCAATGCCTAAAATGATTTGGATATGCTTCGGACAATATTCATCATCCATCATTTGATTTTTCATAATTTCGAAGCGTGTTTCGATATCCTTCAAACGTGTTAATTCCTCGATAGTGATTTCAATTGATTTCTTATTCATTGTTTTTTCCTCCTGCTCAAACATAATTTTCATATCAACGGCTTTTGCATATTGCAATTCAAGCATTGCGCCGGTTGATTCTTCATAACCGGACAACATATAAATTGCATCGCATTTCATTTCTTGCTCTAATCCTTTATCTATGTATTCTTTGTATGAATTTCCGGTATTTCGCGCCGGATTTATTACGCTATGGCCTGCCGCCCTCAATTTAGATTCTGCGGCTGCAAATTGTTCTTTGTAATTTGGATTCTTTGAAATGGATCCGGAAATATAAATATTCATTTTTTATCCTCCTATTTTTCAATAACCCGGCTTGCCCACATATCCGCGAAATGCAAAAACATATAAAGCGGCGTTTCTTTGCCCTTGATTGATTGCAATTCGCCGTATAAGCCGTTGTGATAAAGAATTGCAAATTGTTCTTCCTCTGTAAGTGCTATGTAATGTTGTGCAATGGCAACGCTGCGGATTTCATGCGGAACGTAAAGCAATTCTTTGTTTGTGGTGTATTGCGGCGTTGGATATTGTGCGCCCGGCACTTCATCCGGAAGCAATATTTTTTCGATGGTATACCCCGGCTTGCCATATTGGCCGGCCTTGCCTAAATCATGCAGCAACGCGCAAATGATGATTGATTGATATAATTCGTGTGTTGCGTTTTTCGCGTGCAATGTGCCGCACAATGATAACGCCGTTTTGCATACATTCAATGAATGTTCTGCAAGGCCGCCCGGCTGCGCCAAATGGTAACGGCTTGAACATGGAGAATCGTAAAATCCGGCTTTGTCCATGTAATGAAGCAAACCTTCGATTCCCGGCCGTTTTGTTTCTAGCAATAGATTTTCAATTTGTGTTTGGATTGATTCCACTTTTTAACCCTCCTTTATATGATTTCATTAAATTTTCCGCTGCTTTGTGGATGGCTTTTGTTCTTCGCCTGCTTTTATCTTCTGTGAGATCTGCAAAATGCACATTTACAATCGCATTTTCAAAAATGAATTGCGTTTCTATTTGTTCACTCACTAAATCAAATCCTTTCTACATGTTTCTACATTTTATGCAAATTACTATTATGTAAATAACAATTAGCTTAAAGCTAATCTTTGGCCAAAAAAAATATCGTCAAAATCAACCTTATACAATTTGCACAATGCGATGATTTGATCTTGTCTTGGGAATGTTTTACCGCTTTCCCAATTACGAAGCGTTGAAGGCGCGATATCAAGCGTTTTCGCGGCTTCCTTTTGTGATAAATTAGCATTAACCCTTGCGGCCTTTAGTGTAATTTGTGACATTTTTATTTTTCTCCTTTCTGTTATTCGGCGATTAGCTTTAAGCTAACTTGATTGAAATATTACTATATTCAAATAATGTTGTCAATAGCTTTTAGCTATTTTTTTGGCGTTATGGTTTACTTTTAAGCTAATATGATGTAAAATCAAATCATAAATTCAAAAGGGAGGTGTAACCAATCATGGCAATAATATGGTCTAAAGAAGTATTTGCGAAGAATCTACAACATTATATGAATGAAAAAGGAATCACACAAAAAGAATTAGCGGAAATCGTTCGTGTTTCGCCGCCTTCTGTGAATGAATGGTTAAAAGCAAAGAAATATCCGCGCATCGATAAGATTGAAATAATGGCGAATTATTTTGGGATTTTAAAATCTGATTTAATCGAAGATAAACGAATGAAGGAACAACCGGAAGAAATGGCCGTTTTGGCTGCTAGTATTATGAGGGATCCGGAATTATTAGATATGGTTATGAAATATAAAAAACTATCTGCTAAAAATAAAATAGCCGTTATCCAAATGATTGATAATCTTTCGGAATAACGGCCGGCGTTATCGTATGTATTTAATGAATAAACATTTTTTCAATAAATGTGATTAAAAATTTGATCGCGTAATCATCCAACAATTCAACTAAATTTAATAATTTTTCTTTGTCTGACATGGTGCGCCGCCTTTCTTCGCGATGGGAATGTTTGTTCTTATAATACTATTATAAAGTAATATTCATATAATACAATTTAAAAGAATCGTTTAATAAATGGGAATTTCGATTATTTTCGCGAAATTCCGCTGCAAAACGTATAAATGGAGGATAAAAAATGTATAGCAATAAAATTGAAATGCTAACAATCGATGGAATATATATTTATTTAAGAAAATCGCGTTCGGATGATCCGGCGTTGACTGTTGAAGAAGTGCTTGAAAAGCACGAAATGCGTTTGCAGGAATGGGCGCAAGCTAATTTTGGCGCAAAAATCCCGGAAGAAAATATTTTGCGTGAAGTTGTTTCCGGCGAAACTATTGATGATCGGCCGGAAATGCTGCGGCTTCTTTCAATGATTGAATCGCCAAAAGTGCAAGCAATTTTGATTGTTGAGCCGCAACGATTATCGCGCGGCGATTTGGAAGATGCCGGCCGTATTATTAAATTGTTTAGATATAGTAATACTTTAGTATGTACGCCAAACGAAACATTTGATATGCGCGATGATCGCGATCGTGAATTTTTCGAACGCGAATTGAAGCGCGGTAATGAATTTTTGGAATATCAAAAAAAGATTATGGCGCGCGGCCGGGAATTATCAGTAAAGCAAGGGAATTTTATCGGATCCATTCCGCCTTATGGTTATGAAAAAACAATTGTGATGGAAGGCAAAAAGAAATGCCATACATTGAAAATCCTTGAAGAAGAAGCGGAAATTGTTCGCATGGTTTTTGATATGTATGTAAATCAAAATATGGGGCGCGTAAATATCGCGAAATACTTAAATGATTTACACATCAAAGCGAAAAAGGGCGGAATGTGGGCGCAAGATACTATTAAAGATATGCTTGAAAATGAACACTACATCGGTAAGGTGCGTTGGAATTGGCGCAAAACTGTAAAGGTTGTTGAAGATGGCGAAATCCGCGCAAAACGCCCAAAAACGGAAATTGGCGAATACTTGGTATATGATGGCAAGCACGAAGCAATCGTAAGCGAAGAAATTTTCATGGCGGCGCGTGATAAGCAAGGCCGCAACCATCGCGCAAAACCAAATACGCGCGTTCGAAATCCACTTGCCGGTTTAATGTTTTGCCAATGTGGCCGCGCAATGTCGCTTCGCACATATAAAAAAGATGGTGTTGAACGTTCGCCGGCGCGCCTGCTATGCGACAATCAAGCCTATTGTAAAACTTCTTCATGTCTATATGATGAAATTATCGATCGCGTTTGTGACGTATTGGAAAAATGTATCGAAGATTTTGAAATCCGTATCAAAAACAATGATGATGATTCAATCAAACATCATGCTTCGCTAATCAAGCAATTAAAAGCGAAACAAGAAGAATTGCACAAAAAAGAATTGAGCCAATGGGAAAAGTATACAGAAGAAAACATGCCAAAAGAAATTTTTGATAAACTCAATGAAAAAGTATTGAAGGAAAAAGAAGAAATTCAAGATGCGTTGTGCAAGGCCTACGAATCCATGCCGGAACGAATCGATTATGAAGAAAAGGTTTACCGCTTCAAAGATGCTTTGGAAGCGTTGAAGGATCCGGAAGTGCCGGCTGCAAAAAAGAATGCTTTCTTAAAAGCCTGCATTGATCGAATCGATTATAAACGCGAAAAGGCGGAAAGAATCAAAAGCCAACAAACAAGATATTATGATAAAGAATTGAAAAAAACGCGGCACACATCGCCGTTAAATACCGGCGGTAATTGGACTACACCACCGATTGAATTGAATATAAAATTGCGTGTTTAATTTTTTTAAATACCATTTCCATCATTGGGGAACGGATGAATTTGCGCCCCATTGATGGAAATAATAGAAGAATGCCTATATAACAACGTTTCCGGGGCATCTTCAACAATGGCCGTATAATATGCCACAAAACAACCTTTCCTTTTTTGGCGATATTGCCAATGGTATTTTTGCGCCAATGGTTTTATGCTGAATAAAAAAGGAAGGGGGATAATATCAATGGCGAAAAAGAAAAAAGGGATTCCGGGATTGTCCTTTAGTTGGAAACGTGCTTTGGGAATCTCCAAAGCAAAACGGAAAGTATCAAAGGCAACCGGGATCCCAACAACCAAAAGCGGCCGGCGGAATAAATTCGGTAAACTGTTTGGAATCAAATAAAAGCAAAGAAGGGCGGCCAATAAAGCCGCCCTTCATATTTTGCCCCAATTCTTGCGAATTTCCGCCCATTCTGCGCCGTTTTGGCGTTACATGAATATTTTATCGCGAATCGCCTAAAATCGCTCTATGGGCTTTTAACGCGTTTTATACGCGTTTCGTGTATTTTAGATTTATCCATCCTGCGCCGCTTTTCAGTTTTCCCCAATCCCCGGAAACGGAAACGATTGTGTATACTTCGCCCTTTTTAACAACTGTATTGATTTTATGGGCGATTCCTGCGCCTGCGCGTACATTTAACGCGGAAGCCGTTATCTTCACCAAATAAGGCAAATAATAAGCCCCGGAAGGCATAACCGGCGCAACCGATGCGGATCCGCTTGCATCCCCTTTCATGCTCTTTAAATAGCTTGAAATATAGGCCGCTTCCGCCTTTGCCAATGTATCAAGATTCTTTTCATCCAATAGCCATTTTACGGAACGCGAATTTGTATGAAAAGAATGTTCTAAGATAAGCCCCGGAACATTTACAAGCCGCGCCCCATGCAGCACACCATAATAATTATCATTCAATGCGCCATCATTATTCCGATCGTTGCCGGATTTGCGTGTTAATACTTTATAGCCCTGCTTTGTACCCATTACGGAAGCAATCACCGGTGCGATGCCCTGCGCAAAATCTGCGCTTATATCATCCGCTTTCGTTGTTTTATCATCGGTTAAATGGTATACGGCCACATAATCAATTGATTCATTCATTCCGGATCCGGTCGCGTTGGAATGATTCGAAATAAACAAATCAGATCCGGCCGCCTTCTTTCCGCGCGTCTGCAATGATAAATCTTTATTGGGATCGCTGCGCGTCATAACCACTTCAACGCCCAATTTTTCAAGATATTTTTTTTGCAGATTTGATAATTTCCACATGATTTCACTTTCGTAATATTCCGGGATCCCCGGGCATCTGTTGTATTTGCCATAATGGCCGGCATCAATACAAACTTTCATGTTTTATCCCTCCAAATTATCATTGTTTGGCACTTCTTCGCCACCTATCTTGTCTTTAACATTTGTAAGCAGGCCAACAATCCAACGCGGCATAATATCCGGATTTGTAGCGTATAAATTTTCACAAATTGAAATCGATTCATTCAAAATAATATAAAAGCTAATCACCATTGAAAAAGGCAACGCAAACGGCAAATCAATATTGATATACGTCAATGCATACGGAATGAAACAATCCAAAAAGAAGCCAAAACACATACCCAAAAGCAACGCTAATTTTTTAAAAAGCCCCTGCCGGCACTTTTCCGAACTCCACGCGCCGTTTGTGCTTGCTTTGGCCTTCAATAGCCCGGTAATAAGATCAAATATGATTGCAAAGGCCACAAGCAAAATCAAAATGCCGTAATGCTCAAAAAATGTTGCAATCGCGCCGCCAATTACTGATAATAACCATTTAATTTTTCCCATCTTTCTACCCTCCAATAATAAAAGGGATCGCCCGGCGGCAATCCCTTTCGTTTTTATCCAATATGTTTCGATTGTTGACTAACCTATCATTTTTTCTAACTTACTACTTGTGAAGTTATCAAAAATATAAGAATATGTTACAACCTCAATATCATTGTCTTTGCAATACTGTAATAGATTTCTTAACATGGTTTCGTTTCCGTATGTAGCTTCATCATTCAATGTGTGACACATGAAAGAAACCCATGTTTTATTATTTTTCGCACTGTTTAGCTGTGCAATGTTGTTTGCTTCTGTTGTTCCCCAATAAAAACGCTGATGATTGTAATTCGGTGCAATTCCATACACATCCGAATAATCATAATAAGCATTTACCCACTTTTCAAAAGCCTTTCCGTAAAGCTGTGGATTGTCTTTAGGATAAATAACACCAGTACCACCATTCGCAATGATTCCTCTGATTTCAAAACCATTTTCCACAAGCTGTTTTTTCTCGTCATAGAAAACGGATTTCATAACAGAATTATCTGTGTAATTATCTGCTGTGATAACGTCAAAACCATGTGCCAACACTTCACCACCATTTTCGACGACCTTTTGTGCAACACTTTTTACGGTCATACCAACAGAAAAGCCTTGTGATTGTGCTGTCAAACCATTGCAAACATTGCTCAATGTACTAGGTGGTAAAGCAATATTTAAAGGGTAGCCAAATTCTGCGAAAATAGAAGCCACCTTGTCAATGTCGCTTCTTCCGTCATCAAATACAAATGTTGCATAACCCTTGTCAAACTCGGCATACTCAAAAGGATTTTTACCCATTTCAAACAATAATCTCTGCATTAAGCATTCATTTTCAAATCTGACTTCTTCTGTGATAGTGTCAGTGTTTATGGATTTTGAGCCAATAACCTTTGGTGTTTTTGCTTTAACAATAGGCACTTTGTTGGTTTCACCATTGACTACCATTTCAACCGCACCACTAGGCACTACAACCAAAATATCTGTATTCCAACCACTGACAACCTCTGCTGTGGAATTGATTTTACTTCCGTTGCTGTCCTTGAACACAACAAGCCTAAAATCATCATTGTATTGTCTACCACTGATTAAATATTCCTCTTTTTCCGCAACATTCAATGTGGTATATTTACCACCCATTGAAGTATTGACATTCATATTATTAGAGGAATACAAGCCAACATTTGCAACGGTTTTTACTTCATCATAAATATAATAGTCGCTTTCCACGTTCGCAATCTCACTAGAAAGATTATTATTGATACTTTCAATTTCGCTTGAAAGATCACTATTCAAATTTTCTAAATCGGTCTTTGATGCAAGTCCGGATTGATTATTTGAAATATAATCATCAACACATGCTTGCAAATATTCTTCCGGGATCTGATTATTCACCAATTGTTCGATCGCTGCGTGATCCGCTGCAATTGCTGCTTCTGCCGCCTTCAATTTTCCTTCCAAATATCCGTTTGTGGCCGCATTCTGCAAATATGCGATCAAATTTACGGAATCTAAAATTGCGTGAACGTATGATCCGGCCGCGAATAAATTTCCCAAGCCTGCAAGCGTGTTTCCATGTGTATCTTTCATTGAAAATGTTTTTTCCTGCAATGAATTATTTTCAATGTAGCATACCTTCAACCCTTCGATTGCCGTACAATCGCAAGGGGCTTTAAATGTTACGTTGTGGCCATCCATCAATGCCGCATCTAATTTTATTTTTATATATGCCATCTTTTAACCCTCCTATAAATCAAGCGTTGCGCCGGATAAATTTGTCGAATTGCTTCCGGTCAAAATCAAACCGCCGGAATCTGCGCTATTGCCCCACATTGTTGTAGCCTTATTTGATTTATAACTAATAATTCCGCCGCGCGTTGCTACTAAACCGACCATGTTATCTGTTCCAACGATATTTTCAAAAGAAGCAAAGGAATTTTTGTTTGTTGACGCGATGCCGGCGGCGTTGTTTACTGTTAATGTGATGTTATAATTCGCCGTAACATGCGAATTGTTTTCAATCATAAATCCGGCAACGCCCATATTAGTATCATTTAAAATCAAATCGCTATTGATTAAAACATTGCTTCCATTTTTTACGGAAAATAAGGGCTTGCTTGAATTTGGATCTCTTTCGATTTGATAAATGTTTGATTCAACGCATGAACAATTATCAACATCGATTCCTTGAATGATAAAAACATTTCCGTAACTTCCGACAATGATTTTCCCACCGGTGAAATTTTCTAAAAGAACTCTTTCGTTATATGTTCCGAATGCAATATCAATTGTGATTGTATGCCCTGCAAGGAATTTCGGAATGCTATTGATTGCCGCTTTAATGGTTTTGAATGGATGCGTTGTTGATCCATCCGCGATTTCATCATTTCCGCGATAATCAACGTATATTGTTTTGCTGCTATCTGCAAAACCGATTGTTTCCAACTCTGAAACAAAATTCGCAATTCCATTTACTGTTTTAACGAATTTTGCAAAGGGCAATTGATACACGTTTCCGCCGTTTTCTATATCTTCCTGCATAACATCCGGATAATTCAAAGTAGAAGTTAATACTTTAAAATATCCTTGATTAAATTCCAAATTTGTGTTGATTTTGCGCATATCTAATTCAAAAACAACGCGGCAATAGGTTGTTCCGGTTGCAATAACCGGCGTTGCAATTGTTTCCGTTGATGGTATTTGAATCAATCTATTTGCCGCAAAAAAATAACCTTCGGAAATATATATATCATCCTTTCCGAATGTCATATTACAACCTTTTGTTTTTCCTTTTCTGCCTGCAAGCAAAATTTGATTGATATGTGCATCATCGTTTGAAGTAACTGTTTGCTTTGGAAATGTTATTCCGCGAATTGCCATTTTTCAAACCTCCTTTTATTTTAATTTGTCCGTTAATGATACTTTCAAAATTCCGAACTTTACCGCTATAATATCCGCCGCATCTGTAAATGATATTTTTGAAATAATACTTTTTTGGATGCCTGCGGCCGCTGTTTTGATTGTTACTTCATGTCCGACATATAATTCACTAGCCGGATATAACATCGAATTTGCGGCAATTTCCGCTTCGATCGAATGCGAATATGAATTGCTTTTAAATTCGTTCTTTGCTTCTTGGATCATTTCCGCTTCTGTTTCCGCTTCGATATATACTGTTGAAATAGTACCATCCACACGATCCCGGTTTACTTCTGAAACGCTTCGATCCGAATGCAAATAAAAATAACGCATGCTTTGCGCCTGCGTTGTAGTGTTAAACCATATAACATTTAATTTCGATAAAACCTTGATTTTGTATGTTTCTTTACACGAATAAACATCCGTTATTGTTGTATCGATTTGCATTTCCGATTGTTCTTTTTTGTATATGGATATATGCAAGCCTTCTTTGGTGAAATCGAAATCAAGAAAGATTCCGTATTGCTGCTTTATGTTTCCAATATACGTTTTAAAATTGTATATGCCATCTTCTGCGGCCGGTTTTGCATTTACTTTTGTATGCGTCAAAACTTCGCATTCGATGTATGGCATATCCGAAAAAGGATCCCCGGTATTTGCAAAATATTTTTCGATTGAATTTGCAACAAAATCTTCGATGCCGGTTGATGCTATCAAATCAACATCGGATAGAACGATTTTTCTATCGAAGCATTGTTCTATTTCCAAACATGAAAGTTTGTATTTAATTTCACCATCTGCATTATCGATTTTTTCAACAATTCCCCGGAATTTCACTTCGTTTCCGTCTTTCAATATAACGAAATCTTCATCCGATGCGCCGGGATTGCCTGCAATAGTGATATTTGTTTTGCCTTTGCAATCCAAATCATGCGCAACGGAATATTCGGCCACTTCAACGCAATTCAATATTTTAAAATCTTTCTTTGCGATAAAATAACATAACATATTAAACAACCTCAAACATTTTGTAAACTGTTGCCGTAATTACATTTGTACTTTCTGCGGAAGAAGAAAAAACAAGTGTGCTATTTCCCACCGGTATTTTGAAGAAATTATCTTTTTCAATATCCAATTCCGGCATGATATTTATTTCCCCGGATCCGGAAACAAGCGTTGCTTCTAAATGTCCATCGCGCGAAGAATACCGGATATATTCGCCGGCTTCCACCACTACCGGGAAAATAACTTCGTATATCGTTTCTTTGTCCTTGATTACGCGAATGGATGGATTTGCAACATATCCGTAAATAGTGCAATCAAAAGGGGCTTCCACATGGCCGTTATTGTTTATAATAGCTTCATGCGTTCCATAATCGCGGTATGTATAATCGTATTGATAATCATATCGTTTTTCGCTTTCTGCCTTCTCAAAAACAAAACGATTGTTATCTTTTAAATAATAAAGCGATTTGCAATTAAAGCCGACCGAAATCGGCAACGTTCCGCCGCTTCTTTCGGTTTTGTCTACTTCTGCAATATCAATATCGCGAACATATTCCACGCCATCGCCCGGATCATATATAAGATATAATGAGGAAGCCGCGGCGCAAAAATTATAAAACTCAATAAATTTCTTATTTGCGCCCGGATCCATAAATTCAATTTTTCCGGTGATTTTGGATTGTGCAACATTCATTTTGTTTCGCAAAAACGAATTGCCAATTCTTATATATGCCGCTTCGTGTGTTACTCCAAGGCCGCCCGGCTCAACCATATAAACGCGATTGCCCCAAAGGGAAAAACGTTCGTTTTTTTCATTCTCAATATAGAATTTACGCATTTTTCACCCTCCTAAATAAGCGCGCCTAGACGATTATCAACATAATTCACAAATTGCGATTCGCCAATGTGAACAACTCCTTCTTTTTCAAGAATTGCCGCCAATAACGAAATCATTGTATCAAGTTTTTTCGACATGTCTTTATATCCGATGGGATCGCCGTTTTGTGTTAATGGCGTAACGCGCGCGCCCTGCGGTAAATCAATCAATTCCGCGCCGGCTTCGCCTACAATTGCGGATCCTGCTTCAATAGCGTTTCCGCCTTCTGCAAGTAAAGGAATTTGCGGCGCGCTTACTGTGGATAAATTAAAGCCGAATGTTTTGATTCCGGTTAAATCTGTAACCCAATCCGGAACATCGATTTTCAATTTGTTTAATGCGCCTATAACGCCATTTACACCGGCCGCAATGCCGGAAATCAAGCCGTTAATAATTCCAATAATTACATTGATCGGCGCTTTCACAACGTTAATCATGCCTTGAAAAATAGCTGATACAATGTTTTTTATATTCTCAAATGCACCGCGCCAATTTCCGGTAAATACATTTTTGATAAAATCAATAATTCCGAAAAAAATATCTTTCAATACTGAAAATTGATCCTTAACGTATGAAACGGCCACATTGACAACGTTTGAAATTATATTTGACATTGTTTCAAAAGCCGTTTGTAAGCCCCAAAGAACAACATCAACCAAATATGTAATAATGGTGATAAGCGGCGGCAATACGGCGTTTATCAAATCCATAAGCGGCACAATTAAAGCCATGCATGCTTGAATAATCGGATTTAATAAATCAATTATCGGCTGCAACATTGGCAAAATTGCCGTTATTAGCTGCAACAATACCGGAAGAATCATTTGCACGATCTGCATAATAGGCGGCAATAATGTATTTATCAAGTTAATCAATACCGGCATAACCGCTTCGATTATTTGCATAAATACCGGCATCAATGCGCCTAAAAATGAAATTAGCATCGGTAAAATCGCATTTACCAAATCCATAAGCAACGGAAGCAATGTTGCGGCCAAATCTTGAATCATTGGCATGTAATTAGTAAGCATTTCCGCAAACATATTCAAAAACATTGTTACAACCGGCTCGGCAATCGCGCCGATTTCCGCCATTGTCGCATTCATTGCTTCTTGTGCCTTGTTTGCTTCGATTATGTCTGCGTTTGCTTCTTTATATGTGCTTGATGCTTCATCATATAACCCGGTTAATGTTTCCGTAATTAGGGCTTGCCGTTCCTGCTCTGTGTTGCACTTGTCAAGGCTTGCTTGAAATTCTTCTTCGTTTACTCCTGCCCAATTTAACGCATCCGCAAGTGATCCGGTCAACGTTCCCACTTTTGCGGTTTCGTTGGCCGCTTCGGTCAATCCTTCAATCGGAATAGAATCGCCAAACGTTGCATAAACGCCGGTGCAAATATCTGTCCATTTTTGCAATTCTTCTTCCGTATCGCACAACATCGCCAAATGATTAGCGGCTTCCGTTGCTTGCCCGGAATCGCCCAAAACGGCGTTCAATTCGCCGTATGTCTTTTTTGCTGCTTCGCTTGAATGGCCGGCCGTTTGAAATGCCGTATCTAATTTTGCCATTTCGTTTCTATATTCTCTTGTGCTTTCGGTAACGGAAACAAACGCGCCGCCGATCGCGGTTGCCGTACCAACGGCGGCCGTTGCGATGCCTGCCGCCCATTTCCCGGCGGTTGTTATTCCATTGATGAACGAATCCGATAATTTATTCGATTTTTCTTCTGTTTTCTTGATACTGTTTTCCGCTTCGCTTGAATCAACAAAAATCGATCCCATCAAAGAAAAAATTGATAACGCCATCGCCGCACCGCCTTTTTAATTAAACTTCTTTTTAATTTCTTCTATCTCTGCCATGCATTCATATACCGGGCGTTTGTCAATGTTTCTTCCGGTCACATTGTCAACATAAGAATCAAACGAAACAAATGATTCCTTTGTCATGTGTGGAAGCTGCACAACCCATTGCAGGAAAAGCCGTTTTTCTTTCTCTTTTTCTTTGGCCTTCTCAATGATCCGCATCGCCGTTTGTATATCTGATTGCATGATATATTCCAAATTTCCGTATCTATGAAGCAACAAATCGATTATTTCTTCATAATCAATCGCCGCACATAGCCGAAAAAATCTTTCCATTCCTCAACATTTGCAACTTCTAATAATTTATTGAACATTTTTACCGGATGCATTGTTCGCACTTCATCCGGCGCGCAATCGAACAAATCCGCAATGAAACGATAAATTTCTATTTCTGCCTTTTGTTCCGCTGCCTTTTCAATAATTCCTAACATCAAATCAAATCCCAAATCAAATTGATTTATATTTCCTTTGTTTTCTTCCGCCTGCTTTGCAATCGCTTTGATTTCTTCACGAACTCCGATTTTTGTTAATACTCTAATAGCAGAAAAAAGATCGCTTGTTTGTAAACCTCTCATTTTTTTACCTCCGACAATTCTTAAAAAGAAAAGGATCGGCGCAATTCACCGATCCTTTCACAATTATTATTTTTTAGCCTGCTGCTTCTGCTTCTGTAACCTTCAATGCAGGATACATTGATGTTAAAGAAGTAAGCATTGTCAAAACGTTCATAGATAATTTCGCGCGTTCTGCATCAAGTGCAACGCGATCTTTTACGGATCCCTTGTCACCATCTGCCACAATGTCGCGGAACTCTCTTTCAACCTTGAATGCGCCGCCGCCCCTGCAAAGTGCAACTTCAACGCCATCAATAGCAAATACACCCAAGCCAAGAAGAACTTCCTTTGCGCCTGCGGTCACTTCTCCATCGATTTCGATTTTCCAAGGGCATGCCGTTTCTTCGGTTGCCTGCGAATCTGCATTGCTATAACATGCTTCAAACTCTAACGCCGGAACAACTTCGTTTTTCTCTGCAAGTGTCCATTCTAAATTTCCTTTGTTGATTGCATCTTCCAAAGTAATCTTGCAAGCCGCGCCGCCTTTGGTTTTTCCGATCCATGTAACAACATGAAAATCCGTTTCTAACACATTGCCGCCGTTGCCGGTGATTGTTTTAATCGCCATCTTTTCAACCTCCTATATAATAATTTTGTATTTGAAATTTTAATTGTCTGCGCATGATTGTTTTATCTTCATCATCAATCGGTTTTCTACTTATCCGGTAGAATGTTGGCAAAACTTCTTCATTCGGCAAATTCGCCGCGTTGAACATTGTTTCGATTTGATCCGCCATTTCATCAATCCGGGATGTATTGTTTCCCCTATCCCAAAGATCAACGATCAAAATCAAATCATCGCGGTTTATATCGCCCAAATCGATATTTTCAAAATCATATACCGCATGCGGATATAATGCGCCGGGATCCGCCATTCTGTAATAGCAGGAAACAACGGAATCAATATTCGATTGTATAATTTTTCTTAATGAATTTGTTTTACTCATCCGCGCCGCCCTCGTAATCTTCTTCGCTTATAAGGGATAATGCGCGCGCTTCATCCTCCAAAGCAGAAAGATATTGACTTTCGATTTCT